AAATGGAGTATTTTTATATTTATCTAACTCTTCTCCAGAAGATCCATAAGTACCATTATTAAATAGTTGGAAAATACCATCGATAACAGCTTGTTTTTTAACATCATCAAAAGCAAAGCCCTCATCAATTTCTTTTAACTTATTATCATAAAGTTTCCCATCTTTATCATAAAATTCAATTTCAGTTAATTTACATTCCCATTTAGCGCCATAAGTTTGAACTTCTTTCTTGATTCCCGTCCAATTTTTTAATTGATCTGAACCTACAGATACTTTAGGTGGAAGTCCTACTTTATTATAAAAATTCTCTTTAGTGCCTGTCCCTGATATAGCTCTATCCCACCATCCTGTAATTGCTTCTTTTAATCCTGGGTATAATTTATCATAAAAGGCGGATTCACCAACAGCGTCTGCTCCATTTTCTTGAAGAAGAGAAGCATAATCTTTTCCTATTTGGGAGTTTACACCATTAGATTTTAAAGTATACAAAGAAGGTAAATTTACTTTAAGGGATTCAATTATATCCCCCATACTTATAATTTCTATTTTAATATCATAAGTTCCATCTTGTTGAAATGTCCATGAAAAATTAGATATTATTCCAAATGCAGCATCATAATTCCCAGCATATTTTTCTCGATATTCTTTAATCTTAGGATGAACTTTTTTATAGCTACTTTTCTTTTGTTTCCAAAACCAGTTATTTATTAATGTTTCCTGTGTATTTTGGACTTTCATATTATTATCTAAATACTTATCAAATCCCCATTCTAATAATACTGAGTATCCTAATCTCATATAGAGTACATCAATAACATCAAATTGATTTCTATTATGGGCTTTAATAGATAGTGTTGCTTTTTTAATAGAACCTCTATTTAAACATTTAAAATCCATATTAATTATTCCAGGCATTGGGGAATATCCAAACTGTTCAATTCCTCCAACCCCATAAGCTCTATTAGGACCTGATATTCCTGATCTTTGATTACCTTTATTATCAGATAAACCATTAAATAATACATTTTGTTTAGCTAAAGTATCTCCTTCCCCCTCTTGATTTACTAAAGGATTACCTTTTAACAATTTTAATCTATTTTCAGATAACTCTACCCCAGATGCTAATTTAACCCAAGCATTACGACCATTTAAATATTTTAATTCACTAGGACTTCTTAGGGGTTTACCATGTAATTTTTGCCTTGCAGAAACTTGTTCACTTACATAATCATCAAAGGGTTCACCTAATAAATTTGCCATAACTTTATTCGTTTATTTCATTATAATCTGCAATAGTATTTGTTGGATTTGCTGGGATTCTAATTTGGGATCCAATAGGAGGAGTTAATGAATCTTTTTTTAGTTTACTATTAGCATTAGCTATAACCCACCATAATGAAGAATCACCATAATATTCTTGGGCTAAAGTATCATATCTATCTCCTATAGTTGAAAAAACATAAGTATCACTATTTAATCTTGGGATATCAGGATATCTTACGGTTTTATATATTTGACTTCCTTTTTTTGAGGTAGTTTTATTTATATCAGCATATCTATTCATTATTCTAAATCTATATTTTCAGGAGCTACTTTTTCAGCTTCTTTTAATGTAGGAGTATATTGGTAATTTGAAGCTTCTGTGGATGTACTATTACTAAGAGCAATGTATTGTTGTGGTCCATATTTACTAACACTTCCACCAGTTTTTTCATAATCATTATCTTGCAATTCTGGTCTGAATTTATGGATTGGGGTAAATGTCATACTTACATTAACTATATGAGGCATTTCTTTTACACTATTATCACCTGTTCCTTTTCCATCCGATACAGTATCATTAATAGCTATTTCCCAAGGTGATTCTGTAGGTACTGATAAGTCAAATTTACTAATAAATCCTGGAAGTTCATAGCACCAACCTCCTAAAGTTAGTTGATGTAAAGCCCCACCCATTAAACCTGTAGTTCCATATTCAGGGGCTAAAGTTGATGCAATAAAATTTAATTTTTTATATTGGGCCATTAATTCAGGTCTTGATTGCGCTGCTACAGTGAATGATACGCTAACTCCTCTACTAAACCCACCGTATTTGTAAAAGTCTTCACCTCTTCCCATATATTTTAAAGAATCCCATTTACTGCTATAGTTATCTGTAAAACTATTTATAAATGCTCTAAAATGGGTATATATTTTTTTACCATCTCTTAATAAAGTAGCTACTCTAAATTTAACTAAATCATTAATTCCATCTTCATCAGATCCTCTTACATTTTGAGAATTATAAATAGGTAAAAAATTAATTCTATCTGTTATATTTCTTTTACCATCTATAAGCTTTCCTCTAGTATAACTAATAATATCTCCTTTTTGACCAGGGGATGAGTAATTTATTCTTGAGGTGCTTCTACCATCTATAGTTCTGCTATTTTCTGGATTGTATGAAGGTGCTATACCTGTTACTGTGCTTGTGATACCTTCTTTTAGTATTGGTACTCTAGAATCTCTCTGTTGAGATTCTGCTTTATTGAAGGTAGTACTAAAATTAATAGGCTTATATTCTCTTTCAGAACCATCAACAAGTGTATAGTTAATACCAGATTGGGTTATAGATAATAATTCATTATAAGTCCAAGATTTAGTTCCACCTGCAAAAATCATTGATTTACCTACTGAATTTTTATCTAAAATTGTTCTTGGAGTTAAATTTAACCCTATAGAATGAGAAGCTTTTCTAATACTAGTTTTACCAAAACCTAATATGGCTCCAGGTCCACCTTGATATGACATTAATTCTCCTGATTGTCCTAATGAAGGATTATAAGTTATATCTCCTATAGGATAACTTATACCTAATGAAATAGTTTCAGCTAAATTAATTAACCTATTATTAATTATCTTAGGATTGTCTCCTAAATGTAATAGTTTTTCATTTTTAATAATTGAATCATATGTATTTAAACCTAATCCAGTATTATATAATTCTTTGCCTCCCAATGTCATAGGAGATGTTGGATCTGTACCTAGAGAATTTACATGAACTCCTAAAAATCCAGTTCCTGCTTGTAATAAAGTAGATAAAGGAGTATAAACTCCTTGATTAATAGGACCATTTTGTTTTGATTCTAATGGGTTAGCATCTAAAGGAATTCTGAAACCTCCATAACCACCGCCATTTGAAGCTTGTGTTTTAACTGATGTTTTTGATAGTAGATTTTGCTTTGCTATAAATAAAAAACCACTTGGAGATTTTAAATTCAAAAAGTATTTAGATAATCTACCTACATCTTCGGCAGCATCAGGGATAGCATTTAATCCTCCCCTTAGCAAAAAATCCTCTGTTGAATTATTAGTAGGTTCTTTATCTATATCTTTTTGGATAAAGGGTTGTCCACTATAACCTAAATCAGGTCTATCTTTACTATACTTTAAAGACTTAAGGTCTGTTTTAAGATTTCTTAAATTAGACATCTATTAAATCCTTCCTATTCCTGCATCGGGTGCGCTATTTTTATAAGTACCTTTTTCAAAGGTATTATTTATAGGTAAGGTTTGACCATCCCTATTAGGTGCTTTAGGTTTTTTCCCATTTAAATCCAATATTGATGGAGATGGAGCTCCTAAAATTTCAGGATTACCATTTATTGAATAATCAAAATGTAATTTTGATTGTTTCAAATCTCCTACTACTGCATCTCTTTCGGATTGTAAATTAGAAGAATTACCCCCTTGACCAGCTCCAAAAGTTGATCCTTTTTTTTCAAATTTTTCTTTTAGTCCCATTGTGTTATTATTTTATTATAAATATTAATATTATTGAACTGCTCGTTCAGATGTATTAATTTCTTGTCCTACTTGATTACCATTCATTTCCATAGTTGAAGATTTAGCTAATATTTGCCTATTTACCCCTATTAAAGTTTGGATTTCTGATATTAGAACAGCATCTCTTCTAGCTCCTCCTCCTCGTCCAGATTTTTTCTCACCCATTAAATCAGTTCCTGCAACAATCTGATCATCAGGGTGAAGTTGTACTGTTCCAAATTCTCCAGATACTACTGGTCCTTTTTTAGGATCAATAACACCATCTTTTAATGCAGCGTACATAGCTCCTGCCGCAACTAAACCTAAAGCTAAACCAATAGTAGCACCAATAGGATTAGAAACAAAAGCTGCAGCTACCCCACCAATTCTAGCTAAGGCTTTCATTTTTTCTTCTCTGGTTTCTTTTTTCTTTATTCCAAGCCCTATTGCAGATGCAATATTAGATCCTACTATAGCAGCTTGAGTTAAAACATAAAGACCTGATATTATTTTTACAGTTTTTGCTAATTTTCTAGCAAATCCATCAGAAGCCATTAAACCTTGAACCATTTCTAATATTGGAACTGCCATTTCAGCAAACATTTCTTGAACTCTTTCCATAGTAGCTGCAAATTGATCAGCTACGGATGCTGATTCTAATTGAGCTTTTAAATTTTCATCACTTATACCTTTTGAGGCTTCTTCATGAGATAAACCTTTTGCTCTATCTTCATTGTATTTTTGTTGAGCAGAGTCTAAACTATCAAATCCTGCTGCTCTAACAGCTTCTAATTGTTCCTGCTCCTTAACCATTTCAGCTAATTGCTCTCTATTCATTCCTAAGGCCTTAGCTGCTTGTTCTTGTGCTATAACATTTTTAGTTTCAAAAGCATTCATAATTGCCTTATTCCCTAAAACTTCTTCTGCTACCTTAGCCATATCTCCTTCTAAAGCCGCTTGTCTTGCTTTTTCTAGATTAATTTCTTGCCCTAATAATAATTCTGCTTCAAGTTCTGCTTGTATTGAACTTTCAAAATCTAATAAACTAGAAGCTATACCCTCTACTCCTGCTAGATTTGTACCTAATGCTTTAGCAGCCATTACTTGGTTAGTTAATTCATCAAGATTCCCTTTAAAGGTTAATTGGAGGGATTTAGAAGATTTACCTATAGCATCTTGAACCTTTTTTATGCTCATTGTTAAACCTTTTTCTTTGTTTAACTGTATTACTTTTAGTTTTTGAGATTTTAAAATATCTTTTGCTCCTTTGCCTGTTTTTATAGACTGCATAGCAAGTAATTCTTGTGTTTCTGCAGACATTTTAGTTCTTAAAGCTATAGAAGTCATGTCAGCAGTTAATTCATTGCTGAATTTTACATTAGAACCCATTAATTCATTTAATCTTCCTTGAGTTTCCAATAAACCTCTAGAACTAACTAAAATATCACCTGAATTTTGAGCTACTTCTATCATTTCATCTTTAAGCTTTAAAGTTTCTTTATAGGATATTCCTTGATTTTTAGCAAAATCTCCAGCTGCTTTATCAACTGCCATCATATTTGTTACAAGAAATCCTACAGATGCTTGGAACATATTAGCTAAAGAAAAAGCTTCACCCATATTTTTAACTAGGTTTTTTATAGTTAAACCAAGCGCAGAAGATTTATTCTCAGCAGATACAAATTCTTTTTTTGCTTTTTCTATAGCAGATGCTATTCCTAAAGAGGGAAGTCCTGCTTTTTGTAAAGCTTTATCTAACCCCGCAGCAGCTTCACCAGCAAAACCTAATCCTTTTGTAAATTTATCTTCTAATTCAATTCGTTTTATTAATTGTTTTTCAAGATTGTCAAAAACTTTAGATTGGTCTCTTCTTATACCTGCAGCTGTCTGTAAAGCATCAGCTTCTTTATTATTTCCTTCTTCTCTTAATTTATTTACTTCAGCTTGTAATCTTTTTTCTTCTATTCCTCTTTTAGATATTATGCCCTTACTATGTAATAAAGCTTTTGCTGCGTCAGAAGCTTGTTTTCTATTTGCTTTTATCTTTTCTTGCATAGATAAAAGTTGTTTTTTATTAAAGGATGAAATATTTGATTCTTCATTAGCTAGTTTATTAGCCTGAGCAGTCATACCCTTTAAACCTTTAACCATTTGGTTTTGTTTAGAGTATTGTTTAGAAAGTTCTCCTGTAATAGCTTTTAGCTGGTCAGCCATGTCATTAAAGCTTCTATTAGCTTTTCTGACTTCTTCATTTATGTCTTGTTGGAGTTTTTTAAAATCCTCTTCAGCAGTTATTCCTTCTCTGATGTCTTCAGCTCTTCTTCTAAACCCAGCTGCTACTTTATCATTTAGTTCAACAGAATTTTGTAAAAGTTGATTAATTTTTTCTATTTCAGCAGCATTTTTAGACATAAAGAGTGTTTATTATAAATACTAAAAAATACTATTTTTTAGCCCTTTGTGTAGTATAGCTTGATTTTTTAGATTGATCTTGAAATGCTTTTTTCATATGTTCTGGGAGAGGATCTCCCATATTTGCTGAAGTTGAATTTTGATCATTAGTAGCCTTTTTTAAAGCATCATTTTGACTTTTTAAGTCTTTACTAATTCTGTTTAAAGTAAATTTTCTTAACCATAGGGGCATATTATAAACAGTTTCATAATCAAATCCCCCATTTCCATAAAAAATTATATCATGGATATTTTCAAATATAGAAATTCTATATTTAGGAGTCAGGCCAAAGAAACCCGGCTGTCATAGGAACGACAGCACCCTCCTCTACACCATTTTCGCCCATATAATCAAATTTCATTTGAATATCAGGCTGATTTTCTCTAATATGTTCTCTAAGTGATCTAGAATCTCTAGCTAGCATATAGTTATCTACGAAATCTCTAATTGTTTTATTTTCCGTTTCCCCATTAACTGACTGAATTATATATTTTAATCTAGTAGACATATCAGGAGATGATTGTTTATCTAACTTTTTAAGACCTTTAACTTCAGACTCTATATTTTTTTCATCTCTATTAGTTAATATTTTATAGGTAATAGCTGTATTAGTATGAGGTAATGTATAAGCAAATTCATTTTTTCCTTCTATCATATCGCCCTCTTTTAAAAATTTAGTTTCTAGTTCAGTTAAATCTATTGAAACATTATCTCCTTTGTATATAAAATCATAATCTTTACCATACCCTAAAATACGTGCAGCTACTAAAATAGCATTTCTATCTCCTACTATCATGTCATCATAATTTACTTTAGAAATTACTAAGGATTTTAATAATTTATCTATTACTATTCCTTGTTTAATATAGTTTTGGTTGGTTAAAATATCTTCTTCTTTAGCAGTCATATATTTCATTTCTACTTTACCTTCAGATAAAGGATTATCTTTAGGGTATACTAAACCTCTTGATGGTAATTCTATAGTTTCTGTTGGGAATTTAAATTCGCTCATAATCTTTTATTTAAAATAACTTAATTTTGTTATAAATACCAATATAAAAAAGGAGCTTGACATAGCCAAGCTCCCTCTAATAAAATATTTAAGTATTTTTAGAAATTTAATACTGCGTAGTCTATTGCTACTTCAATTGATAAGTTAATTGCTGTATCTACTGTGTCCCAATTATACTCTCCAAAGTTAGTATTTACAATAAATGCACCTTTTAATATCCATTCTGAAACAATATCACCTACAGGTCCTAATACATTGATAGTTAAATCTTTTTTATAAAAATCAGAATAACCATCTCTACCTGTTACTGATTCATGATGTAATCTTACCCATTCCATAGTTGCTTGTGCACCTGAAGGAGTGATTGGATCAAATAACGTCATTGTAACGTTTTGCCATATTGATTTACCTTTAACTTTTCTTTCAACATTAATGTGATTTAAAGTTACTACACCTTGTTGTAATGTTACAGCACTAACTTGTTTAATTAGGTAGCTAGGCATCCCATCCATGTATAGGATAAACCTATTCGCTTGTTTGGGTTCAAACGCTGTATAAAATATTTCATTGGGATCTATTACTGCCATTTTTTATTGTTTATTTTCGATTATAAATATCTAATTTTTTAATTTTTATACCGGGAAAGTAGCTCCAGTTGGTAATATGTTGAAATCTAGGTATATAAATTCAGCCGTTTTAGTTGGTTGTAAATATATTTGTCCTATTAATTGATTTCTATCTATAACATCTGGTGTGTTATTACTTTCATCCATTACAACTTTAAAAGCATATAAACCTTGTCTTTGTTGTACACTTTCTAGGTATGGGTTAACTTGTGATAAAAAATTATTTCTTGTAGCTATTGTATTTTGTTCAAATACTAAATTATCTGCTATTTGAGAAATGTAATTTTTAAGAGCAATTAATAATCTTCTAACATTTACTCTATCTAAAGCACTAGCTTTTTTCTGTAATGTTTTCTGTCCAAATACTACTACTCCTGTGTTAGGGAATGTAGCTATTGGGTTAACATTGTCTTGGTATAGATCATCTCTATTACCATTTGTTAATTTTCTTTCTGCTCTAACAACAGTTCCTAAACCACCTCTGTTTAATCCAGCAGGTGCAAACCATGCTTCTCCTGCTCTATCATTAAATGCATATACACCTGGCATCATTGTTGAAGCTGGTACCCAAACTAGGGATCCTAAATCTGGATCAATTGTTTGTAACCAAGGCCAGTATGAAGCTGCATATGAAGTATCTCTTCCTGATGCTTGTTCAATTACTGAGTTGATTCCTATTCCATATCTTACACCATCTATTACAGCTATGTTATCTCCTCTAAATGAAGCATTATTAATCATAGTACTAATAGGACCTGCATAATCTTTGTCGTACAAACCTGGTGCTGTAATTAGATTATATCTAAAAGCATCTCTATTTGCTAATAGTTGTAGTGGAATTGAATAATTATCTGCTACTAAACCTTGAGTATTTGTACCATTAATATTTTCATAAAAATTAGCTCCAATACCGTTAAAAGCTGTTCCTACAGCTCCTGAAAACTGACCTTGTCCTGCTAAAGGAATAGATGCAGTATAAGCAGATTTAGCAACTCCATTATTATTAAAATAATTTAATGTTTTAGCTGCTACTGATTTTACTCTTACAAAGTTACTTTTTGTATTATATGAACCTTGATCAGCAACATAATATTCATTACTAGAAGGGTCTTCAGTAACTACTTGTTTTGAATTACCAATTATTTTTTCTATATAATTATTTGAATTTGGATCTAATGATAATCCTGTCCATGTTTCTAATATAGTTCTAGAAGTAGTTGTATCATCACCTCTTCTGATTAATAGATTAAATGTACCAGAAGCTGTATTTGGTGAAACTATTTCCCATCTTAAATTATCTTTAGTACCATTTACTAATGTTCCATTTGAACCTGTAGCTCCTGCACTATTCATAATAGCACCCTCACTTAAAGTTTCTAATACAAATGCTGATTGGTTTACAATGTTGCTAGCTACTAAAGTAAGTGATAAATTTGACCCACCTTCTTGATTAGCACCTAATGATTCAGATGTAAAAGATATTACATCTCCTATAGCAAATGCTCCCGCAGCAGCATCTAAAGTAATTGAAGATATACTTTCTGAGTTAGCTAGTACAAATGAAGCTGTAACATTTACATTAGATGATTTAGCTGCACTTACACTGCCACCTGCACTTCCAGTTGCGTTAAATACACTTTTAGTAACACCACTTAAATTTCCTAATACTCCACTTTCTACATTGTTAGAAATTGCTGTACTAGTTGCGGAAGTATAAGAACCTGATACTACCCTAGTTACTAGTAATGAATCTCCACCTTGTTGAAAATAATTGTATGCTGAGATAGAAGTAAAATAAGTGTATTCTACACTACCACTTTCTACTTTAGCACCAAATCTATTTTGATAATCGGAATAAGAAGAAACTATTGTTGGAATTCCTACTGGTCCTTTTACGGTAGGTCCTAATATAGCTGCTCCTGCTTGTACTGGTTGACCAGAGATAAATGATGAATCGGTTTCTCTTGCTAATACACCAGGGGATAATAATACTTCTGCCATTTTATAATGAATTAATTTTGTTTATAAATATTACAGAAGTTCCCAAAAATGCAGTTATTTTTAAACTGCTTTAGATTCTTCGTTAACTTCTGTTATTTTTCCTGTTTCTAAATCTATATTAACATCACCATATTTTTCTTTTAAATCAGATACGGTTTTTTTATAGTTTTCTTCATTATTAGAAATTTCTTTTTTATATTCCCATTTTTGTTCTTCTAAACTTAAAATTTGGAAATCAATATTCCCTAATTTTGTTAAGTTTTCTAGATTTGAATTACGTAATTCTAATAATTCTTTTAATTCTTCTTTTGTAACTGTTTTTGCCATGATTATAAATATTAATTATTTGTTTAAAATTATATAGTATAAATATAAAAACTTTTTCAATGTAATCCAAATTATTTTTTAAACCATATTAACTCATATGGTCTTTTTGATATTAATATATTTTTTCTGTTTGTTTGTTTTTTAATTTTAGAAAAAGGAATATATTTTACATTTTTTTCCCAATTTAAGGGTTTTAATACATCTTCAATTTTTTCAATTTTTGAAGCATTATCATTAAAATAAGAAAATATTCCTCCTTTATTTAATATTTTATCCACTATATTACCAAACATAGCCCACTGTTTTTTATCTCTATTAAAAGTGTAAGTATCAAAATATATAGCATCAAATTTTTTATTTTTTGATATAAATTGATTAACTATGTCTTCCCAATTTCCTAAATGTAAAAAAGATGTTTGATTAAATTTATTTTTTATTGCTAAATCATATATTTGAGGATGAATTTCAATTATATGATGTTCTTGTGGTTTAAAATTCCTTATGTAATTATCTATTATTCCTAACCCAAATCCTATATTTAATACTGTACCTTTATTTTGGCATAGTATTTTAGCAGATTCTTTCATTATAAGATCTTCATCAGTACTCATAATATCTACTACGACATGGGGAGAAGATGAGTATAAAACTCCATCTATAATTTCAATACTATTATTTAAAAACTCTTTTTCTAAAAAATCAGATTTCATAAAAATCTACATCAACTTTATTATAATCTACTAAATAATATCCTTCTTTATCTGTTATTACAGCTTCAGATTTATTTAATTTGATTAAATCTTGCGCCATAGTACCTATGTATCTTCCTTCTCCATCAGATTTATTAATATATTCAAATTCATATATTGGTATACCTGATTTAGAATATGTTCTAAATACTATATTACGTTTCAATCTTCTGTCTGATCTACCACAGTTTGTTGGGTTTGAAGAAATTCCACTTTCTACATTTATAGATTGACCAGAATTAATTCTGTAAAATCCATCACTTAATGCTGTTGTTCCACTTGAATCTGAATAAACATTATCATTTGCTACAGGGTAAGTTCCAGAACCATCATGGTAACCTGTTCCTCCTGTTCCTCCTTCAGAACAAGCACTAGCTGCACTTCCTGCTGGTTCTGTAGGATCTTGCATCCCAAATGATGTTAAGGTAACTCCACTTTGACCATAAAAATCATTTGCTAGTTCTACCTCATTACCTGCTGTAATTGCTGATGATAATTTGGTACCTAAATTTGATAACGAAATATTAGTTGAAGACACACTAAATTCAGTTGCAACTGCAGTCATTGTCATTTGTCCAGAGCTAGGTAATGCCATTATTTAGATTTTTTTAATTCTTCTATTTCAGCCTTTAATTCTTTAATTGATTCAATCAATAATGGAACTATCTTTTCATATTTAACTGCTTTATAA